TATTAATTTTTGAACTGATAGCGCGGGTATATGATTCTAAACCACTTTGTAGTTTTTGAATCTTCTTCGTCAATTCTTCTATGAGAGTTTGAATCCCTTTCATGGGAGATGTTTGTCTCGGATCTGTGCACCATATTGGACGTTTTTTCTTTAATACCTCATCCTTTCTTTCATCTGCTGCTGTCTTCTGATGTGGAGCAGCTGGACTCTCTTTAGTTGGGGCAACATCCTCTGCTGGTGGATTGTTAGGATCATCCCCACCAGTTGGTTGCCCATCGGGACTAACTCCAGATGGTCTCTCAGTCAACAGATCATCATCAGCAACTTTATCTGCTCCACCACTCTGAGGGGTAAAGTTTTGACCTTCGGTTACTCCTGTTTGAGTTGACTTTGGAACCTGTGCGTTGGCACCAAGGATACCCATGATCACGGGGATCTGCTGATCCTGTCCGTCAAGGAAAAATCCAAAAACAAAATTACCCTGTTTAATACCAGGTGTTTGATACGACTTTCCTTGTCCACCACCAGAGGTGACAGGATACATTACCTGAGCCCATGGGAGTTGATCAGAAGGTATTGTTGCCTCACCCTGATCATGTAAACCAATAATTCTCACCTTATATCTGTATCCCCAACCGGGGATTTCATCAGATCCTTTGTGCTTACTATCCTTTACATTCTCCTTCCACACAGATTGATCAGCAACCTGACCAACCCACCATAGGAAGGATCCTCCTAGAAATCCTGGATTAAATAGTGCTCCTCCTTCCATCAGTCCTCATAAATCCTGCATTCATCTGCATCAGGATTTTCGTCACAATACATTTCAAGTGGAGTAGGATCATGGTTCTCATCTGGATGAGATGCCTGATACAGTTCGAGATGATGTAGTTCGTCTTCAGTATGACGACGCATCTGTGGAGAGAGTGTAGGATTCTCTAGGAGATCCTTATCATCATTAATATGTTGTTGAATAGATTTATTGCTCATGATTCTTAATTTCTGTTAGTGTGGTTTCCTTTTCTTCCTGAAGAATCTCTAACCAGTTTTAGTTGTGTAAATGTTCCTGTAGCCGTATAGTGATGACACATATCGGATATAATATATATGCCCCCAGTCTGTTTGTCAACAGTGTCATTTTTTGTATCTCTTGAAAGTTCTGGGGAGTCAACATAAATGGCATCGCCAGCATGTAAGGACAGATCTGCTGCAGTGGTTATAGTCACAGATGAAGAATACAGTTGATTATACCTCATAATAGACTGATTGATAGTCTTTTTAATTTGAGCGTTTTGTTCTGCTGACTTTTCTATCTGCTGACTTGATGATCCTGATGGTAGAGTTCCTGTATCAAGGAGATAATAAGTTGTCCTTGAAAATTCTTTCTTCTGATCTGGTGAATCAAATTCTTCATTGAATTTAGGGAGATCTTTACCTGCTAATTTTAAAGACTTTTTCTTTTCTTCTGCAGTGAGGGTGCTAACATTATAAACACATGAGAATGGGTCAAAAGTTACTATTCGTGTTGAGAATGCACCCATCTCAAACTTTCTCTGAACATTGACTCTATTATCTCTTTCAAATTCAAGTGCCTTCATATCATATCCAGCAGGGACTTTCTGCCTATCAGGTGAGTCATTATACATGACCGACTTCTTCTGCTTTTGTGCTAGTAATCCATCAATAGATTTAAAATTAAATCCCTCAGAGGTCTCAAAGAAAAAATATCCGGCACTCTCTCCACTCTTCTGATTCTGTGCCGATACGGCCATTTTAGATAACCAATTAATTGTATAGTATGGTTTCTTATTATTACCAAAGAAGTTGTAATTATTTGAAGTCTCTTCAATGTTTATTTTTTTCTTTGTTTCCAAACCATTTCTACCACCACTAGTGAGAGCACTTCTTACATGGTCAGATATCCTACCATCAAATCTCTTATTCAATCTAGACTTTTCATTAAGGATGAATTCTTTAGAAACCAGATCAAGTGAGAATAAACCCTTTGTGGATGAGTCACTGAGTGGAGTTGCCTTATTAACATACAAAGTTAATTTTAATTTCTGATCATTATTATCTACAAGTTCTAACTCTACCCTCTCAGTTCCAACAAGAGGTAGTCCTTCAAAGACAGTCTTACCATTTACAGCATTTCCCGTATCACTAAAAATTACCGTTGCCCTAATACAATCCTGCATTATACTTTCATAATATTGAAACTGAGAGATACCATTTGCAATGTCACTACTAGTCTTTCCATTATCTTTATTGGAAAAGATAACTAACTTGTTAATGGATGCAGGTTCTGCCTGTTTTGATATTACTGGGGAGTTTGCCATTTAGTATTACCTCTTACTACTATTTACCCGGTTGCATAAAGAATCTTACTCCAATCATTACTACTACCACCAGATTGAGATGCTGCAAGAGTAGACATTTGATTGGATGTTTCAGGTGATTTTGCAGGGATGGGAACAGGGATGAATTGAACACCACCCTGCTCATAATTTGCATAGTTTCTTAATACTTTGAGTGCTCCAGAATAATCTGCTTTGTTTAGAGCATCTAAGAATCCAGGGAAGTTATCTTCTAATGCTTTTGTAGAGTCGGCATCAAGGACGAACTCGGGCTTACCCTTGTTCATAAACATTCCCTTACCAATCATACCACCTTTATCTTTTACCTCAATGTGCATATGTTCTGGGTGACTATAAGAACCGGGACCAGATTTTGATGCATTTGGAGAGTACCAATCACCCCAACTATCATGTATTAGCATTTTAAGGTTATTGTTTGCTCTGTTTGCATACAGTTCATCAAGAACGGTTCTATATCTTGCCTTAGAATCCTCCATGGATCCTCTGAAATCTGTAACATCAAGTGCTCTACCTTCATAATGACCACGACCACTATGAACATTAGCGACACTCCCCCTTCCTGGAGTATATCTTCCTCCAGAAGTGTCTTTAGTAAAGTCAGGGTGTTCTGCAACAGCAAATCCTTTACTTCCAAGACTCTTACCAATCGCCGTAATATTACTTCCACTAACACCCTGAACACTGGGATCACGTTTGCCACCACCAGTTAAATCACTGCCTTGTGGATTCGCATCCTCACCAAAGAAGAACTTGGTGAAATTAAATCCCTCATCACTCTCAGGAGGTGGATTCTTTGCTGGTGGGAAGAATGATTTTAACAATAGGGGTATCATTGAAACAGGATTATATAATTGAAAGAAGTTCGGAAACTTATCAATTTGCTTGTCATCACCAAACAGTTCTTTGCTCCCACCAGCATAACCGATATCATTAAGGAAGTCATATATTCCCAATTTTTTTGCAGCTAAGGTTGCTGCTTGTCTGATTCCTCCACCATCTGGAAGTTTTAATGGATGTTCTTTAAAGAACGTTTTGATAAATCGTTTGAATCCATCACCAATAAATGCAACAACTGCCTTACCTCCTGCAAAGAGGTCCTTCATAGACTGAACGAACTTCTGTCCTACTGCTTTAGGACCACCGCCAGGACGGATTAGTTCATATAATAGATCACCTACAAATACACCTACCGCTTCTCCAAGAAGGGTGCCGATGACAGGAATAGGAATAAGTGTTCCGAGTAATCCACCAACAGCAGCACCCAAACCTTTCATTAGTGCCTTAGCGGGAGGTTCTCCTGCAAGTAAGGAGGAAACTGCAACAATTAGAGGACCAATGATTGGTATCTTGCCAAAGATACCTTTCACTGCTTTTAGACCTGCCTTACCAAGAAACTTAGTTGCTAATCTACCAGGAATTTTTCTTAAACCACCTTTTGCTACGCGACCTTTTGCTGCTGTTCTTGATGCTAATGAATCAGCACCTGGTCTCTTAATAATTTGACCTTTCTTTAAAGCTCTATCAACAGCTGCTTTTGCTTGAGATGGTGTCTTGCCATTGTTTAATGCGTTCTCATATATTTTTCTTGCACCAGGACCAAATTTTCTTTGGATATTTCTGATGCGTGCATTCCT